ATTGAATGCTATGGATCTTTAACTGAAGCATCTTTAAAAAATAATGTTAAAATGAGTCATTTGTCTTCTTGTTGTAGAGGAAATATTAATACATTAAATGGCTTTATCTGGAGATACGAAAATGACTCAATTGATAAATATAATTTTGAAAATAAAAAAGCAAGGAAAATTTATCAAAAAGATTTAAATGGCAATTTAATATGTGAATATAAATCTATTTCAAATGCTTGCAAAGCTCTTAAATGCAAGCCAAGCTCTATTTCAAGAGTTTTATGTAAAAAAAGAAAAAAGTTTCGTAAGTTTATTTTTGAATATAAAGATATAGTCTAATCTTTTATGAAAATAAAAGTAATATCCATGTTGATGTGTGGAATATGTATGCTGAAGAAATAAGCAAATTTAATACATATATTAAAAAGTGTGAAAAAGAAGTTTATGTTACCGCTCACTATGAAATACTAGGTATTGAGGGTAATATGGAAAAAAGAGTTAAAGTGAAAGGGAAGGAGTGGGAAGGCACTGTTGAAAAGGATTATACAATAGTGTTGTATGCTGACAACAAATTTGATGATAAGGGTAAGGCTGATTATTATTATTTGTTGGCAGGTGAAGGGCTGTCTGCTAAATGCCCTCCAGATATATTTGGACATGATGTTGTTAAAGTGACAAATGATGTTAAATATATTGATGATAAGATTAAAGAATTTGTAAAATAAATAAATAAGTAAATAATTAAAAATAAATATAATATGTTAGATTTTGGAAATGTAGAAGTGCAAGGTGGTTATGAACAAAAATATTTAACACCAGGAGTAGAAGTAGTAAAAGTTACAGAAGTTAAAGCAGGTAAATCAGCAGCAAAAGGATCTCCTTATGTTGAAATAACTGTTGCAAATAATGCAGGATTAACAACTTCAACACAGTTTTATTTAAATGAGGGACAAGCATTTACAATTAGTGCAAACACTTTCTTTAAATATATTGCTGTAGTTAATGGATTAAATATGAATGTTGATGCTGACAAAGCAAAAGTGAAACAAATGATTGGCAATGTTCCTGATAATGATGCATTGGCTGCAAAATTATCAACATTGCTTGTTGGTAAACCATTTGCAATGGTTATTAAGGGTGAATGGGTTAATCCATCAGATTCTTCAAAGAAATCATGGGTTAAAGCTGTATTAAGTAATATTGTAGCGCCTGCTGACAAAGCAAATACAATTACTTATGATGCTTCAAAGCATATTAAAGGAACAGACGCAAGCACTGTTACTGGTGGTCCTGCAGTGATTGCTTCATCACCAACAGCTAGCTGGTAATTATTGTCATTTTTGTATAATAAGCCCTAAATTACAGGGTTTATTATACAATTAATGGCATTTTAATAACAAATAATGAAATATGGACTTTACTAAAATAGAAACTCCTATTTCAAAGGAAGAAATACTATCAAAAATACCTGTAATTGATTTATGGTACACATATTGTGAGCCATTTAAAAATATTGATACATCATTCTGTAGTGAATTATATGATGATGAAAATCCTTCCGCAAGAGTTGTAATAAGCTGTAATAATACATTGTATTACAAAGATTTTGGAAATGGTGATTATTTTGGAGATATATTTGATTATATACAAAATAAATATAAATGTACATTTTATGAATCATTAAATATAATTGCTGCTGATTTTGGACTTAGAAAGAATAATATTAGCAATGATTATAAAAATGCAATACTTGAACTTGGGCAAATGCCTGTAAGTAATATAAATGTTCCTGAAAAAATTAAAAGTAACATATATATTGTTAGTCAGGCATGGAACATTGTTGATTATGAGTATTGGAGTAAATATGGCATAACATTTGATCTGCTTAATGAATATAATGTATTTGCTGCAAAGCATGTATATTTATCAAAGGGTGATAAAAGAAATGTCTTTGATTACAGAAAAAATAATCCGTGTTATGCTTACAGGTTTACAAATGATGTAAGTTATAGTTATAAAATATATTTTCCAATGGCAGACAAGAAATTTAAATGGCTATTTAGCGGTGGAAGTCAAAAAGATATAGAAGGTATTGATCAGATTCCATTGCATGGAGAAACATTAATATTAACTAAATCACTTAAAGACTGTATGTGTTATAGGGTTATTGGATTGCCGGCAATAAGTTTACAGGGAGAAACAAATAAACTTGACAGCGAATTAGTAAATAAACTGTTAAAAAGATTTGATAGAATAATTGTCAATTATGACAATGATGAAGAGGGGATGAGGGGTAGCATTAAACTAAATGAGCAATATGGATTTGATTATTTTTTTGTTGAAGAAACAAAAGATTTGTCTGATTATATATGCAAATATTCAGTGGATGATGCTAAACAAATGATTAAAAGATTGATAGGTGGCGTGGAAAACAAAAAAGAATGTAAAGAAAAAGCCTAGGGTTTTAAAGAAAGCTGTCATTAAACCATTTAATCATGGTACAATGACAACAGCTGCATTCTTTGGAATGATAAGATCTTCTTTAAGACAAAAAAGCAGATGGTGGGTTCCAATAGCAGAAGCTAAAAAACTTGCCAGAAGAAAGTTTACAGGATTAAATAAAAGGCAAAGATGGGAATATCAGTGCAATCATTGTAAAAAATGGTATAAAGATGACGATGTTGCTGTTGATCATATTATTGAAGCTGGAAGTTTAAATAAGTTTGAAGATTTGGCAGGATTTGCACAGAGGCTGTTTTGTGAGGTTGATGGGTTTCAAGTGCTGTGCAATGAATGTCATAATATTAAAACAAATGAATATAAACAAAGAATAAAAGATGAAAAACAATTGGCAGAACATTAGTTTATTTTTAATAGGAGTATTATTTGCATTTTGTATTTTAAAGGTTGATGAATGCAACAGAATTGTCAATCAAGACAAATATGATGCAAAAAGTGATAAAGATACAATTGCTCCATATAAAGATTCATGTTTTATATGCACAAAAGAGAGTTTTAAGAAGCTTTTAGTTGAAAGTGGTATACAACATCCAGATGTGGTATTACAGCAAGCTATATGTGAAACAGGATGGTTTAAATCAGAAGTTTTTATAAAGTATAATAATTGCTTTGGATTTCATAATGGAAAACATTATGTTGTATTTAAAAATGTAAATGATTGCATATCTTATTATAAAAATTATCAGATGAAATATTATGATGGTAATAAAGACTATTATATGTGGCTTGATACAATTGGATATGCAAAAGACAGCTGTTATACAGATGTATTAAAAGGAATAAAAATATGAAAATAGCTGTAATAGACATGGACTCTGTTGCTTTTAGCATTGGGCACCCTAATAAGGTGCTTGATGCTTTAAGGCAACCAATGAGAACTGAGGATGGATCAAAATTTCTTTATCAGGATAAAACTGAACATGAAATGAGAGAATCAGCTGATTTTATAATGAATGATATTCTTACTAATGGTGGATTTACTCATTATATTGCTTATATTAAAGGTAAAAATACAATTCATAATAAATTATCTGTTAATTCTGATTATAAACAGGACAGAACAGGAGGATCTCCAGTTTGGTGGAATTTTGTTAAACAGGATGTTATTGATAGATGGAGTGTTGTTCAAGTTGATAATTTAGAAGTTGATGATGCATGCAATATAACAAGACTTAAGATTGCTGATAGTTATTTGTGCTGTATTGATAATGATTTACTTGGACTTGAAGGAAAACATTATAATTGGAGAAAAAATGAATGGATTTCAGTTACAAAACAGCAGGAGTTAAATAAATTCTGGACAGAAATGATTGCAGGTGGTCATAATAATACAAAAGGCATTCCTAAAAAGGGACCTGCATATGCAAGTAAAATTTTTAATGGAATAAAAAAATATGATTATGATCATTCAATAATTGTTTATAAAGAATTTATAGATTATTTTGGTGTTGATTTGGGAATAAAAGAATTTTACAAGAATTATATATGCTGTCAGACAATGACTAATTATGAAGGATTTGTAATACCGGAGCCAATAGAATATAAGAGGGACATTAAGTTAAGAGTTGATGATGGTGGTGGTGGTGATGATTGGTAATAAATATGGAATTAAACAGGAAAGATGTAATAAAAGAGTTTAATGAAATTGGAGTAAAGAAAAGAGCAAAAATTATTTTTCTCCCTATGATTGATGCAAATGTAAATTTGTTTGAATATGGAGATTATTTAATTGATGTAAATATAGGCGATAACAAAATAATATTAGTATTTGACAATACATATGATTGTGATGCTTATAAAAGTGTAGTGTATAAATTAATAAATTGTTATATGTATTTGGATTCTGAATACATAGATGATGGCAGTGAAATGGTTATGTATTTTGAGATTCCTAAAGAATATTTAGAGGATTTCAAAAAGTTTAAAGATGGAAATTATTCTGGATTTAGTAATAAATTTAAAGATAGGCTTATTTTAAATTATGGCAAAGCGAGTGCTAAAGCATTTAATGAATACAGTATGTTTGATGGTTTATATCCAACAGAGAAAAAAAGAGGTGAGAGAGCAGAATATTGTGGAGTAAATATCAGTATGATAAAAGAGGTTTGGTCAAAACCTGATTTATTATATGAAGAATTTCATAATATTCAAAAATTGAGAGAAATATTAGTTTCTTTAAAGGAAAAAATGTCTAATGTATGAAGAGTGATAGTAATAATGTAAGTAATAATATATTAAGTGACATAACAGTTTTTAATAAATATGCAAAATATGTTCCTGAATTAAATAGAAGAGAAACATGGAGTGAATTAGTTTCAAGATATTTAAATATGATGTCTGAAAAATATCCTAATTTAAAAAATGAAATATGGGATAATGGAAGTTTAATACTTGAAAAGAAAGTACTTCCTTCAATGAGAGCTCTTCAATTTGCAGGTAAAGCAATATCAAAGAATAACAGCAGAATATATAATTGTGCATATTTACCAATGGATCATTACCAAGCTTTCAGCGAGGTAATGTTCCTTTTGCTTGGTGGAACCGGGATTGGTTATAGTGTTCAATTTCACCATGTTGATAAGCTTCCAAGGATTCAGAAACCAACTAAAAATAAAAAATATTTAATTGGTGATAGTTTGGAAGGATGGGCTGATGCTATAAAAGTGTTATTTAAATCATATTACGGAGCATTTGATTGGTGTCCAAGATATGATTTCAGTGATATCAGACATAAAGGTGTTAGACTTGTTACAGCAGGAGGTAAAGCTCCTGGTCCAGAACCACTTAGAATATGTTTAACACAAATACAATGTATTCTTGACAGAAAAGAAAATGGTGATAAATTAACACCAATTGAGGTGCATGACATTAATTGTCATATTGCAAATGCCGTATTGTCAGGAGGCATTAGAAGAAGCGCTATGATTGCATTATTTAGTTTTGATGACAATGAAATGCTGACATGCAAATATGGTAATTGGTGGGAATCTAATGAACAGAGAGGCAGAGCTAACAATTCTGCTGTAATATTAAGAAACAGGATTAAAAAGAAAGAGTTTAATGAATTGTGGAAGAAAATAGAAATATCAAATGCCGGAGAACCTGGCATATATTTTACAAATGATATTGAACTTGGAACAAACCCATGTTGTGAGATAAGTTTAAAAGCATTTCAATTTTGCAACTTGTGTGAAATGAATGTAAGTAATATTGAAAGTTATGAAGATGCTGTTAAAAGAGCAAAAGCTGCAGCTTTCTTTGGAACATTACAGGCAGGATTTACAGATTTTCATTATTTAAGGGACATTTGGAAGAAAACAACTGAAAAAGAAGCTCTTATTGGTGTTGGAATGACGGGTATTGCTTCAAATAAAATAACTGAATATGATTTAAAATCTTTATCTGAAGAAGTTAAAAATGAAAACGACAGAGTTTCAAAACTTATAAATATAAATCATGCTGCAAGAACTACAACAATAAAGCCATCTGGCACAACAAGTTGTGTTCTTGGAACAAGCTCAGGCATTCATGCATGGCATAATGATTATTATGTAAGAAGAATGAGAATTATGAAGAATGATCCTTTATATTTATATATGAAGAATGAAAATCCTTCATTAATTGAAGATGATAAACTCAGGAGTCATGATACAGCTGTAATTTCTATTCCTCAAAAAGCACCTGAAGGATCTATATTAAGAACTGAAAGTGCATTTGATTTACTTGAAAGAGTTAAAAAGTTCAATATTGAATGGGTACATAATGGGCATAGAGTTGGAAATAATACAAATAATGTTTCAGCAACTATATCATTAAAGCCTGAAGAATGGCATGATGCAGGAGATTGGATTTGGTCTAATAAATCATCATTTAATGGATTAAGTGTTCTTCCATATTCAGGTGGAAGCTATATACAAGCTCCATTTGAGGATGTATCTGAAGAACAGTATAATAAAATGGTTAAAAAGATACATAATATTGATTTAACTAAAGTGATAGAAATTGATGACAATACAGAGCATTCTCAAGAAATTGCCTGTGCTGGTGGAGCTTGTGAAGTTATATAAAATAAATAATATGAAAGTAAAAGTAGTTACATGTAGTGATGATGAATTGTGGTATAAAAACCACGATTCATTTTACACAGAAGTTGATGATGCTGTTAATAGAAAGGAGTCTTTAACAGAATTTTTTGGTAAAAAAGCAATAACAAATCCTTTTTGGAATAAATACACAATATTTGAGTGTTATTATTCTCCAGAACATAATGGATATATTCTTAAAAAAGATTGTGAAATTGCCTATGATGGTAAAGAACAGTCTGCTGCAGAAGAATTGTTTGAAAGGCAAAAGTCTGCTAAAGAAAGAAGAGATAAAATATTTATGGAAGGAGTTAGAAGGTTTGCATCAGGAGCAAGAAGAGATGGAAATTTAAATAAACCTTTTGTTCATAATTTAAAGGGATATACAAGACTTAGATTTGGTTATCATATGACAACAGGAGCAAGAAAATATGGAGATAAAAACTGGGAACTTGGAATGCCAACTGATCAGTATTTGGAGTCTGTAGACAGGCATTTGGCACAATATTTGTCAGGTGACAGATCTGAAGATCATTTATCAGCAATAATATTTGGAATACAAGGTGTTATGATAAATGAACAGAAAGATGGAATAGATCCAGATTGGTATTTTAATCAAACAAATAATGAATAAAAGACAAGAGAAGTGTTATAAATGGATATTAAATCATCCTGGGTACCTCAAAAAGGGCCCAGGATCAATTCCATACACATCAGGCAACATAAGTATCAAAGATGTTGAAATAGCTTTAAAAGAGGCAAGGAAATCATTTAATGAAAGGCCTAAGAAAAAACTAGACAATTATTTACTTGATGTATTTAATAAAGGTAAATTTAAACTTGATAATGTAAATAGTAAATTTAAAAAAACTTATCATAAAGTATACAGTCCTTACAAATATGATGTTAATAATGTATTAGCTGTTGCTGATATGCATGAACCATTTTGTAAGGAAGGTTATCTTGAGCATTGTATAGAAATAAGAGATAAATATAAATGTGGAACAATTGTTTTAATTGGTGATGAAGTAGATTTGTGTGGAATTGGTCAGTGGGAAAAAGATCCTGACGGATTTAGTCCAGGCACTGAAGCAAGTAAGGCTCAGGCTAAAATGCAATTATGGTATAATGAATTTCCTGAAGCATTTGTATGTATTGGTAATCATACAGCAAGACCATTCAGGATGGCTAGAGCTAATGGTATTCCAAAAAAGTTTATGAAAACATATGAAGAAGCATGGAATGCTCCAATTGGTTGGAAATGGGCTGATAGTTGGGATATTAATAATGTTCATTATACACATGGAACTGGACATTCTGGTGCTGGAGCTGCAATTAAAATAGCTACAAGACACAGGCAAAACACTGTTATAGGACACATTCATAGTGAAGCTGGAATACAATACTCTGCAAGTAAAATTGATCTTGTATGGGGCATGCAATTAGGTGGAGCTTTAGATGACAGTTCTTATGCAGCTTATTATGCTAAAGATCAGATTAAAAAGTCTATTATTGGATGTGGCGTAGTTATTAATGGAACTCTTCCAATATATGAACCAATGAAATTATAAATAAGTGTAATACAAGGGCAATGTAGGAGAAATTCTGCAACCCTTTTTAATAATATATGAAAGAATTTGAAATAAAAGAAACAATGAATGAACAAATGATTCTTATAAAGAATTATTACTCTAAAGCAATGGGGTACATTCATAATAATAACTATAAATCAGCTACAAGGGTTTTATATAATGAAATGCCTTTTGATTTATATGATATGTCTTTAAATATATTATTTAATAGAAATGATATATTTAGTGATGAAGAATTAAAATTATTAATACAAAATGTTGATGATAAACTTGTTGAGTATTCAACAGTTAATAAAGAAGAAGAATTGCCTGAAGATGAAATAACAATTATATTTTAATGGATACACAAGTAAAAAAACAACATTTTAGCATTACAAATGATTCATTTTTAAGTTTAAGATATTTTGTTGATATTAATAATAAAATGAATAAAAAATCTCCAATTATAAGTAATGAAACTATTTATTTTAATCAAAAAATTAAAATGAATGATGTAATTGAAGAAATAAAAAAATATTATGAACTATCTTTAATTCATGATAATTATTACTTTATATCAGACAATAATGCAATGATTTGGCTTCCCTCTGATATAAATGATGAAAATGAATTAGTTTTGTCTAAATTTTATATAAATTATAATAAACTTTTTGATTTTGATGAATTTACAAGTCATTTGGAAATTTTTATTAAAGAAAAAGAAATTGGATTTCCAAAAATAAAATTGATATCAAAATGTGAGCATGGTTATAATAAAATAACTAAAAACTTAAAAAATAAAATAAATATTGATTTAAAAAATTCATATAATACATCATTTGAACTGGAAAAAGTTAAGGATGTTTTATATTCTGATAATTCAGGCCTTATATTATTAAGTGGTAATCCAGGAACAGGTAAAAGCTATTTAATAAAATGGTTTACACAGGAATTAAAAGATAAAAAGTTTTTTTATATATCAAATGAAAATTTCCATTTACTTTCTGATCCAGGATTTTTGAATTTTTGTCTTGAAGAAATGCAGGATTCTGTATTAGTTTTAGAAGATTGTGAAAACTTATTAAGGTCAAGAGATGTTAGTAAAAACAGCAGTGTTTCGGTGATATTAAATTTAACTGATGGTATTATAGG